AGAGAGAGGGGCCTACTTTTGAGTTACAAAGATAAGAGAAAAGAAGAAGTGGGTATTACTCCTAAGAAAAGGGGTAGGCCTTCTAAACAAGCTATCACTGAGAATACTAAAGGTACTCGTAAACAAGTAGGCAGACCTAAGGGTGATACTGCTATTATGAATGAGTTCAAAGCTCGACTGTTAGCTTCTCCTAAGTCCAGAAAGGTATTAGATACGATACTAGATGCTGCTCTTAACGATGAGCATAAAGGGCAGGCAGCAGCTTGGAAGATACTGGCAGATAGGCTTATGCCACTTAGTGACTTTGAGGCAGCTAAGGATAGTGATAAGAAACCTATGATTAATATAACTATATCAGGGGTAACTAAGCCTATAGATATTGATGGAGATATTATAGATGGCGACTAGTTCTGGACTGTCTGATTACGAATACGAGGATACGAGTTTGGAATATACACAGAAAGAATTACAGGATGCTGTAGCAGGTGCAGGCTACTTTGATAACTTTGATACTCCAGTAGAGTTCAGTGACGAAGGTGCCTTAGCTAAGTTAGAGCAAGACTTAATGAACGATACTCTTATGCGTGACATACTGGGTGAAGAAGAAGCCCTTGGTAAACGTAACCTAGCTAACATGACTAGCCCAAAGAAGGTAGTCCTGTATGGCGATGATGCAATCAACCGTGTACAAGAGCTAGAGGGTAGAGAGTTATCCTTTGCTGAGAAGGTTGTTGTAACGGAAGAGGGCTTCGTTAACGTCCCTTATGAAGATACTAAGGGCATCACTACCTACGGTGTAGGACAGACTGGTGAGTGGATAGACAAGAGCTTTAGTGAGGCCTTTGATGCTCATAAGGAGGATGCTAGAAGGATGATACCCTCCTTCGACAACTTAAGTGAAGAATTACAAGGTGCACTCATGTCTGCGGTGTATCGTGGAGACCTTCAAAACTCCAAAAAATTCAGGAAGTTATTTAACGCTGGTAAGTTTAAAAAGGCTAGTGTGGAGTTCTTGGACAACGCTGACTACAGACGTAGCGTAAAAGTCGGTGATGGTGTACATGGTCGTATGGAACGTATTGCTAACATAGTGAAAGATACAAGTGTGGAATATACACAAGCAGACTTACAGGATGCTGTAACAGGCGCAGGCTACTTTGATGCTCCAGCAGAGTTAAGTGAGGGGGCAGCTTAAGTTTATGGATTTAGATATTAAGTTACTTCCTTGGCAACAGACTGTTTGGGATTCAGATACTCGTTTCAAGGTAGTTGCTGCTGGTAGACGGACAGGCAAATCTAGACTGGCTGCTTGGATGCTTATCGTTAATGCGCTTCAGATGACAAAGGGTCATGTTTTTTACGTAGCCCCTACACAAGGTCAGGCTCGTGACATCATGTGGCAAACCTTGTTGGAGTTAGCACACCCAGTAATAAAATCAGCACACATAAACAACTTACAAATAACCCTTATTAATGGGGCTACTATCAGTTTAAAGGGAGCAGATAGACCAGAGACAATGCGTGGTATATCCCTTAAGTTCTTAGTACTAGATGAATACGCTGATATGAAACCAGCAGTATTTGACCAGATTCTACGACCTGCCCTAGCTGACCAACGTGGCAACGCTTTGTTCATTGGTACGCCTATGGGACGTAATCACTTCTACGACTTGTACAAGCAAGCCCAAGTAGGTGATGATGAAACATTAGAGTCTTGGCACTTCACTTCTTACGATAACCCTCTACTTGCAAGAGATGAAATAGAAGCTGCTAAGAAGACTATGAGTTCTTTTGCGTTTAGGCAAGAGTTCATGGCTAGTTTTGAAGCACTAGGTAGTGAGTTATTCAAAGAGGAGTGGGTTAAGTTTTCAGAGGAAGCACCAGAAGTTGGTGACTACTACATAGCAATAGATTTAGCTGGCTTCGCTGACGTAGCTAAGGCTTCTACATCCAAAGCTAAACGATTAGATCAAACAGCCATCAGTGTCGTTAAGGTAAACGAAGATGGTTGGTATGTGGCAGACATTATCTACGGACGATGGGATGTAAAAAAGACGGCGGAAAAGATATTCAACACGGTTCTTAAGTACGAACCTGTATCTGTGGGTATAGAGAAGGGTGCATTGAAAAATGCAGTGCTACCTTACCTAATGGACTTACAAAAGGCTAGGCAGAAGTTCTTCCGCTTGGAGGAGTTAACGCACGGTAACAAGAGAAAGATAGACAGGGTAGTATGGGGACTACAGGGTAGGTTTGAAAACGGCGCTGTCACTTTGGCAGTAGGAGATTGGAACGCTGAGTTCCTTGACGAGCTATTTCAATTCCCAAATCCGCTTGTTCACGATGATCTTATTGATTCCCTCGCGTATGTAGACCAACTAGCGAAGGTTGCTTATAACTACGACTTCGATTATGAAGACGACTTTGAATTTATTGACCCCGATGCGGGCTATTAGATGGGATATGATATTATATGGAAAACGACGATAAGTTACTCAACAACATTAAGCTAGAAGAGTGGGTAATGGAGAAGTGTGAGAACTGGAGAGACCATTACCAAACTAACTACAAAGATAAACACTCAGAGTACTACCGATTATGGCGTGGTGTCTGGGCTGATAGTGATAGCTTACGGGAAACAGAACGTAGTCGTATTATCACACCTGCATTACAACAAGCGGTAGAGTCTTCTGTAGCAGAAATAGAAGAAGCCACCTTTGGTAGGGGTGCATGGTTCGATATACGCGACGACTACCAAGATAAAAATGGAAGTACAGACGTAGAGTTCCTTAAGACTCAGCTTACAGAGGATATGACGTTCGCTAAGGCTCGTACTAACATCTCAGAAGTAATACTTAACGCTGCTATCTATGGTACTGGTATCGGTGAGATTTATCTAGATGAAATCAAAGAACATATCCCAGCTATCCAGACCACACCGGATGGTCAGACCCAACAAGTGGGTGTCATGGAGAAGAAACGGTTCTTAGTTAAGCTAAGACCTATCATGATGGGAAACTTCCTTATCGACCCACTAGCAGCGTCTATTGAGGAAGCTTTGGGTGTTGCCATTGATATGTATGTGCCACTTCACCAGATAGAACAAGACCAAGAGAAAGGTTTCCTACGTGATGTAGTGGTAGAGACAGTAGAAAGTGACAATGACTTAGAACCAGATGAGAATATCACAGTTGATTCTGATTCTAGGGTAAGGCTTACGCGCTACTACGGCTTGGTGCCAAGACATCTACTAGAAGATGCAGAAGAGGATGAGTTAGAGGAAGATGAAATAGCAGTTGCCCTAGGTGCTGAAGATAAAGACGACGAATCAGGGTACGTAGAAGCTATTGTAATCATTGCTAACGGCACTACACTGCTTAAGGCTGTAGCTAACCCCTATATGATGGAAGATAGACCTGTCGTAGCGTTTAAATGGGATGCAGTTCCCGGTAAGTTCTTAGGTAGGGGTATTTGTGAGAAGGGTTACAACAGTCAGAAGGCGCTTGATACAGAGCTACGTGCCCGTATAGACGCTCTTGCACTGACAGTACACCCAATGATGGCTGTAGATGCTCAACGCATGCCCAGAGGCTCTCAGTTCAAGATTGCGCCGGGTAAGACATTGCTTACTAACGGCAACCCATCTGAGATTCTACAACCCTTTAAATTTGGTGCGGTAGATAACATCACATTCACACAAGGAGCCCAGTTACAAAACATGGTTCAACAAGCTACAGGTGCTGTAGACACTGCTGGGATGGCAGGGATGGCTGGTGATGGAACTTCTTCTGGTATCTCTATGTCGCTAGGTGCAATCATCAAGCGTCACAAGAGAACCTTACTTAACTTCCAAGATAACTTCCTTATCCCGTTTGTACAGAAGGTAGCACATCGGTATATGCAGTTTGACCCTGACCTATATAAGGCACAGGATATGAAGTTTGTTGCTAGTAGTTCTTTGGGTATCATTGCCAGAGAGTACGAAGTCACCCAGTTGGTTCAGTTATTACAAACGATGCCAGCAGATAACCCAGCGTACCAACTATTAGTATCTAACATTGTTGAGTCAATGAACTTGTCTAAGAGAGAGCAGATTCTAGGCGAGATAGAGAAAGCAAATCAACCTAACCCACAAGCTCAAGAGGAACAAAAGATTCGTAAGCAGTTTGAGTTAGAGATAGCTAAGGCTAACTTGCAACAGATTCAATTACAGAATCAAGAGATACAGTCTCGCATTAAGCAGAACGAAGTAGAGACTCAGTTGCTTCCAGTAGCAGAAGAGACTGACCGTATCAGTGCCATTGCTAAGACATTGCCTGCTGATGAATTCAAACAGGCTATAGAGATGGCAGAGTTAAGCTTAAAACGACAAGAGCTAGAAGTAAAAGAAAACATAGTTCAACTACAAATGAGGAAAACCGATGGTAACTAAGCAAGAGTTGCATGATGTACTTACCCAAGTAAATCAAATCTTAACCCAGTTAGACTTACGACTTGCCGCCCTAGAGAATCCAAAGCTGGCGGTAGTAAAGAAACCAGTAACTAAAAAATAACTATTAACCCCATACACCTATACGGAGAATGTATGACACCAGAAAATGTAAAATATTACGAAAACTACTTTGAGCTATTTAACTCTGACGGCTGGGCACAGCTAGTAGAGCAAGCTCAAGGTGACAAGGATAACTTCCAAATTGAGGCTATTGAGGATGAGAAGACTTTGTACAAAACACAAGGACAACTCTTCGTTCTTAATACCCTAATCAATATGGAAGATATGGTCAGGGCTACATATGATAGCATAATCATTAGCGAGAAGGATGCTGCTGATTATGGCTCGTAGAATCTATGATTTTAAATGCCCTGACGGACACATCACAGAAGAATACATTGACTCGGAGATAAAGACTTCGGTGTGTAAAACATGTGGTGCCAATACCAAGCGTCTAATCTCTCCTGTTACGTGTCACCTTGATGTGACCTCTGGGCATTTCCCTGGGGCTACCATGAAGTGGGCAAAGGAACATGAGAAGGGTGCTAAGAAATAACTTTTAATTAATCCACAATACTTATTTAAGTACGGAGTTTATAATACGATGGCTGCAACAATTTTAGAAAATGGGGAATTTGATGAACCTGTGCTACAGGAAGGTGAAGAACTATCAAGCTTTGACGAACAGGAGCCTGTTGAATCAGTCAACCCTGAACCGGAAGAAGTAGAAGTAGTAGAAGAAGAAGAGCTACCAGAGAAGTATAAGGGCAAGTCTATGAAAGATATTGTCCGTATGCACCAAGAGGCTGAGAAGCTAGTTGGTAAGCAAGGCTCTGAAGTAGGCGACCTTCGTAAAGTAGTAGATGATTTCATTAGAACAAACCTCGACAACAAACCCACTGCTGTTCAGGAACCAGTTGAAGAGATTGACTTCTTCGACAAACCACAAGAAGCTATTAACCAGACCATATCTGCTAACTCTGATATCCAAGAGATTAAGCAGATGAAGAAAGAGTTGGAGAAGAGGGAAGCTATTACCAGACTGAACTCTGCTCACCCCGACTTTATGCAAACGGCAACGACCCCAGAGTTTCAATCATGGGTACAAGCTTCTAAGGTGAGAACTGAACTTCTACAACGCGCAGACTCTTTGTATGACTTTGATGCTGCTGATGAACTTCTTTCTAATTGGAAAGAAAAATCCATCAACAACCAAAAGGCAAAAGAGGTAGTAGAGAAAGACAGAGGACAACAGCGTAAGGCTGCTTCTAGTGGTTCTGCAAAAGGTACAGGAGAAGGTAAGCAAAAGTCCGTCTATAAACGGTCTGATATTATTAAACTAATGCAAACGAATCCTAATAGATATGCAGAACTTGCAGATGAGATTACAATAGCATACACTGAGGGTAGGGTTCGGTAAGCAACAACACTTAAATCAATTTTATTTTTTATTAACTAAAGGTAGTATATAACATGGCACTAGGTTCAAATCACGTAACAAACACAACTGCGGCTAAATTCATTCCAGAACTTTGGAGTGATGAGATCGTTGCAACCTACAAATCAAGCTTGGTCTTAGCACCACTCGTCAATCGTATGCCGATGACTGGTAAGAAAGGTGATACAATCCATATCCCTAAACCTACCCGTGGCACCGCTACTGCTAAAGCTGCTCAAACACAAGTAACATTGCAAGCAGCTACAGATACAGAAGTCCAAGTCTTGGTCAACAAGCATTACGAGTACTCTCGTTTAATCGAAGATATCACAGATGTACAAGCACTATCTAGTATGCGTAAGTTCTACACAGAAGATGCTGGTTATGCCTTAGCGAAACAAGTAGATGATGACTTGTTCCAACTAGCTAAGAAATTTGGTGATGATAACGGTTCTGGTACTGATTGGGTTCACAGTAACAGTTACTACATTGATGCTGCTAATGGTATCGCTGCTTACGCAGAAGATACTGTTGCACCTACTGATATCTTTACTGACTTAGCTTTCCGTGAGTTAATCAAAGAGCTAGATGATAACGATACCCCTATGGATGGTCGTTTCCTTATCGTCCCACCTTCAGTACGTCAAACAATTATGGGTATTGACCGTTACCAATCTAGTGATTTTGTAGATGGTCGTGGTGTGATGAGTGGTCAAATCGGTTCTTTATACGGTGTTGATGTCTATGTAAGTTCTAACTGCCCAGTTATCGAAACAGCCGCTGCTAACTCTGCTTCTACAGTAGATTTAAAAGCTGCTATCCTCGGTCACAAAGATGCAATGGTTCTTGCTGAACAGTTAGGTGTTCGTTCACAGACTCAATACAAGCAAGAGTACTTATCTAACTTGTTCACATCTGACACTATCTACGGTACACAAGTACTACGTCCAGAGTCAGGTTTAGTAATCGCTGTTCCAGCATAACACTTAAAAGGAAGTAATAGGGAGGCTGCTTAACTGTAGCCTCCTTTTTTTTACAACATACATAGGTAACTGTAACATGGCTTTTGATAAAAATATATTCTCGGCAACCTCAGCTATTGAAGATGTAGCAAGTGACACCCTCTTTGTTAATGGTGCTGCTATTCAGGGCTACCAAGGTGAGCCACCAACCTGTCGTGCAGTGTACATTGGTACTGCTGGCGACCTTAAAGTAACAATGGCACAGGGCGGTACTGTAGTGTTTCATGGTGTGGTTGCAGGCTCTATGCTACCCATTCAATGTAACCAGATTCATGCAACTGGCTCTTCAGCGGCTAACATAGTAGTCCTGTTCTAAGATGTACTTAGGCATAAACATATCATTGGCGCAGTACACAGGGGTTATTAGGGGCTTTCCCTCATCTTCTGTACTGATAGACCGTACTATAGGGCCGGGAGAAGATGTAGTATCTACTTCCTGCTATACAGTTTCAACTGGTGTCTGCTTAACTATTCGCAGCACCTCAAGCTTGGAGATTAAAGATACATGAGCGATTTAAAACTTTGTGCTAATGCAGAAGGCACTGGAGTAATAACATTAAAGTCACCGGACACTAACGAAGACAGGACTATATTCCTTCCTGATGCTGATACAACTTTAGGTGGTGGCATGAGTGTTCTTACAGAAACACCTTCGGGTACGGTAACGGTATCGGGTGTACCTCCTCAATATACAGGTCCCTGGACCACATCGTCGGCTAGAACTGCACAAAGCAGAAGAGCTTTTGCCACAGCTAGACTAGGCGACAAGATATATTTCACTGATAACAACTACAGCACATACATGGAGACTATAAGAATTACAGTTATTAATTCAGAAAACGCTAACACAACCCTTAGCATTACTGAAACTTCTGATATCATAAATCTAAACAATGACGACATAAATGACACCCACACACACTCAAAGCGCGTGGCAGATTTGGCTACTGACAGTTCTCATTTATGGGTAATGACTACAAGAGGTAAAATTGTTAGGCTTGACCCAAGCACGAACAGAAAAGACCC